ATGACACATTTAGAAGGTCAAACAGTAAGACTTCTTGGTGATGGAGCACAACTTGATGATAAAACAGTATCTTCAGGAACTGCAGATTCTGGTGCTACAGCAAATTTTTCTACTTTAGTAGCAGGATTAGGTTATCAGTCAAAACTTGTAACCTTGCCTGTTGTTGTTGGTCCTGGTGGCAATGTTCGTATTGGAAACAAGAAAAGAATTCATAGAGCATGGGCCAAGCTGTTTAGAACTCCAAATATTAAGTATGGAATCTATCCAGCATCTGTTGCTACCGACACTATATCTGAACTTGTAACAAGAACGACTTCAGATGAATACGGTGATCCTCCAACTCTGTTTACTGGTGTTCAAGAAATGGTTCCTATCAGCCAAGGATTTACTGACGGACAGTTTCAGATACAGATGGATGATTCCTTACCAGTTAATATTCTTGCCCTCGAACTGGATTACGAAACCAATGATAACTGATATACATGTTTGGCCTATAAAGTCCGATGATGATGAACGTGAGTTAGAAGAAGCAGCTTACGATGATGGTGACAGAACTTTACTTGGACCAACGCATATGGTCTGTAAAGAAGGAAAGATTATAGGTGCATTCTGTACCGCAAGTCCAACTGTTCATTGGTGGATGGATTCAAGAATAGCATCAACCAGAGATTCTAGAATGGCGTTTCAATCACTTGATACTTTAATGCGTGAACAAGGAACACCTGATTATTTAGTAGTATGTGAAGAATCTTCACCTTACTACAAACTTATGACACAAAAATGTGAATTAGTCAGACCTATGCAAGGTCGTGATTGGTCTATTTTTAGACAAAGGAGATAAATGTCAGTTGGACTAGCTGGAGGATTAGGAGCTATAGGTGGTGGCCTAATTAAAGGTTTTGGTAAAAGCATGGAAGTTGACTCTCAAATAAGAGAGTTGGATTCAGCAGAAGCTATGGCTAGAAGAAATGCTAGAAGTGCAAGAATGGGTTTTTATGCACAATCTAATGGCTTCCGCATGATGTCAGATTTAGAGCAAACTAGATTAGCTAGATCTCATGCACAACGCATTGGAAATATGGAATCTAAGATTGGTGGATCTGGAGCAATGGCAGGAGAAGGAACAACATGGGATGTCATCGTTGCTCAGGATGCAGAAAACCAAGCTGAAATGAATACGTTTATGACACAGGTAGACAGCAAAGTTCAGGACTTTATTGATCAAGGTGATGCTCAATACACATCATTTATGAATCAAGCAGACCAGTTTGCAACAAGGAAAAAATACGTTCAACGAAGTAAAAGTACACAAGTTCTTTTTGCTACAATTGGTGGAGCAGCACAAGGAGCACAAACTGGCGCATCTTTATATTCTGCTGGAGTCTTTTCATGAGATTAAATTTTCAGCAACAACGTGCAATTAATCCTTCTGCTCCAGCAAATACGTTTATTGCTGAACGTGAAGCACCTGGACAAAACCAATTTGCTTTACAAAGACAAATTGTTCAAGAAGCTACAGGTGCAATAACAGATACTGCAAATGCAGCAACTATTATTGCCAAAGCAAATCAAAAGCTTGAAAAACAAGAACAACAAACAGTACTTGATAATATTGAATTAGATTCTTACAAAGCAGGTAAACAGTTTCAGGAAGGCACACAAAGCAACAAACCATTCCAAGTCAATGTAAAAGATGAATCTATATCTTATGAACTACCTACAGAACAGTATTATGGTAAAGTTGGTCAAAATTTTAGAGAAGAAGTTTTAGTTGATAGACTTATACAAAAATATTCTACAGATCAATATGGTCCAGGATTTAATAAAAAAGTTGAACTTAAAGTAAGAAGAGCACTAGCACCAGCATTTGCTAATGCACAAAAAATTTCTATAGCTAATACAAAAAATGCTGTTGTCAAACAACTTAGAAAAAATGGTTCTGTTATTTCTGGTCAAGTTTTAAGCGGTGATACAACTATTTACCAAGGACTTGCAAAAATAGAAACTGATTATGAAGTTTATAGAGACACTTTAGGAGTAGAAACTGATAAATACATAAATGATGACAAACGAAATCTTGTATCTTCGTTTGCTTTACAAGCTAGTAAAGGTGATGCATCACAAAGAATGGCTTTAAATAATTTTTTAAAACAAGAAAGCTATCAACAATTTGATGATGAGGGTAAAGTTATTAATCCAGGTACAGATTTAAGTCCTTTATTTATACTTCAACTAGATCAACAGTTTTCGCCAATAGCTAATCAATTTGCGAAAAACGAAACATTTGTTTTATTAAAAAATCAAACAGAGTCTGATGACATTGATAAGGTAAAAGAATTTTTAGTAAATTATACTGTAGCAGATATTATTGAAGGTGATGATGGTTCAGTTGCAGGCATTACAGTAGAACCAACATCAGACTATTATGATACTTACAGTAGTTTTTTTGATCAGAAACAGCTTAATCAATTTGCACAAAACGCTGGGAAAAAATATGTTCAGTTATTAAATAAAAATAGAAAAATAGGAGATTGGTCAAGGAAAGAATTTAGTTTTAGTAGACAAGCAAATAATTGGATGGATTATCATGTTCAGGAATATGAAAGAAATCCTGATCTATCATTATCTATACAAACTACTGGTGTCAAACCACCTGATCCTAGAAAAGCTGCAGAATTTGACGAAGTAAGTGGTAATGCTGGATATGTCTCTGCATCACAAGTTTTAGATAATTTTGACAGCCATATTTTTTATGGTAAAGGAATATTAAACAGAAAAATTACATCGAAAAACGACATTAATAGACTTGATAAAGCATTAAGAGCATGGAGAAAGTGGTTAGAATCAGTAAATATTCCATATGCTACACAAAGAAATTATTTTAAAAGATATTACAAAACTGTAGAATTAGATTATAAACAAAGAGTAAAATTCTTTATAGAAAATCCTGTTGATGCTAAAGCTATACAATCTAATCCTAATTCTTCGCCAGTTGAAAGAAGTAATATGTCTTTACAAAACCTTGTAGAAGAAAAAGAAGGGGAGGGTTAAAATATGGAAAACATTGGTGGCAATATAGATTATACAGGAACTGCACCACAATTAAGTGAAGAACATGTTTCTATCTTAAAAAAGAAACCTTCGTATGTTCGTGCTAAAGAAATGTTTAATTTTTATCACCAACCAATAGTAAAAGGTGCAGACAAGTTGTTTTATCAACAAGCAGGATATTATTATGATCAGCATTTTCCTGTGTCAGATGTATTTCAAATGCATCCAAGTACTAATGCACAAGCATATTTTGCTAATCCTAATAAAGAATCATACAATCCAGAAATGGTAACTCCACAACCTAAAACAATACGATATTATTTAGGTAATGGAGAATATGGTGAAACCAATGCTCAAGTTTTTGAAGATGGGTATTCTATGGATACTCTTTTAATATTTGAGGCAATGGATATTACTGAGAAAAGAGCCATACAGGATGGTAATTATGTAAACACAAATGATCCTGGTTTGTCATCTTACAGAGATGCTAATAAATATTTGATGCAAGGAGACGATAATTTAGAAACAACAGCATCGTATGCTGCTTCATATATAAATAGAACATTGAATTTGCCAGATCCAATGAACTCGATATCTAATTTTTTTATGAAGTATGCACATCAGTATACTATTACCAATGGAAGACCTCCTTCATCTGATGAAATACTTAAAAACTTAGTACATTCTCAATACTATTTTGTTGAGTCACCAGGAGATGGAACAACAAATATTTTGATACCTAAAAAATATATAACTCAATATGAACATTTAGGTACTAGAGATATTCAATACGGTCTTAACCAATTATTTCTTTTTATGAAAAATGAAAAGTTTCGGAATGACTACAATATGAGAATGGGTAGTGATGACGGAAATATGGCAGTTTTTATAAGAGAATCAGGTGATGGATCAGGTTTGTCTTTTTTCTTTGGAAGAAATGAAAATGCTCCAAGAGCAGCAGTAGAAGACACTAATTTAAAAATGTCATGGGAAGAAATTGCAAAATTTTCTAGATACAGAATAGAACTTGCTGCTTTAGAAGACGTAATGAATGTTCATTTTACTTTAGACCCAAAATATAAATACAACCTAATTAAAGAAGCAGTTGAGATATATAACGAATCTTTTGGTGATGATGATGTATTTCAAAGAAAAATGAAACTAAGTAAGAATCTTCAGGGGTTGCTTACAGATTCAAGAATATTAGGTATGTATCAAGAACCCTATGACCTGCCATTTGTACCACAAGTTTTTGAAGAGACAGCAAGATATATACAGAATATACCTGGAAGGTTGATAAGGAATGCAACAAGCATGTGGAACACATTTAGTTTTACAGATTCTGGAAATGTTCAAAATCCAATGGGACAAATTGAATATGAGGTATTCGTAGATTTTTTATCAAGAGTAGG